GGGATTCTGTTGCTGCATCATCCCCCAAAGCAGAGCTTCTGGGAGAGTATGATAAAGATACAATCGGCCTGCAAGCAAGATGTATTTCTAAAGGAATGAGAAAAATCACAGGAGTTATTGCTAATCAGAATGTTTTATTCGTAATTCTAAATCAAATTAGGACTAAGATTGGTGTGCTTTATGGAGATCCTACTACCACGCCCGGAGGAAAGGCCATTCCGTTTCATTCTTCAGTACGAATTAAGCTCGGTGCCGGCCAAAGGATTGAAAATAAGGATAAGGAAGTTGTCGGCATTCACGTTTCAGCAAAGACTATTAAGAATAAGGTTGCGCCGCCCTTCAGGACTGTGAATTTTGAAATTCATTTTGGAAAAGGAATCAGGGAACATGAACAAGTTTTCGATTTTTTGAGAAAATACGGAGCTGGGATAGTTGATGATAAAGAGATTCACATTACTGGTTCGTCTGCCTGGAAAAATTTGACTGTCACTGATGTTTCTACTGGAGAGATTTTAGTAGAGAAGAAATTCTATAAAAATGAATTTGACGAAGTATGGAAAAATCCTGAATATAAGAACTATGTAGACCAACTTCTTTCTTTGGCTATGGTTAGAAAATTAAGTGACGCTGAAGAAATAGATGTAGATACAGAATCCTATGAAGAGATTAGATCTATTGCAATGGATAATGAAGAGTTACTATTAGATCCAGAGGCATAAGTGAATAAGCCGGTAATATTAATTGACGCGCTAAACATGTTCATGCGTCACTTCACAGTGAACCCTTCTGTTAGCTCTAATGGAGACCACATTGGTGGAGTTGTGGGATTTCTAAAAGGCATTCAGCTCCTTATAGATAATATTTCTCCAAAACAAGTAATAGTGGTTTGGGAAGGTGGCGGATCGATTCGTCGCAGAGCAATATACCCAGAATATAAAAATGGGAAACGGCCAATGCGGCTTAATAGATTTTATGAAGACGACATCCCGGACACAGTTGAAAATCGAAACTATCAAGTAAGTTTAATAGTAAATCTTCTGAGAAAAGCAGGAATAAACCAACTTTATATTTCTGATTGTGAAGCTGATGACGTAATAGCTTATATGGCTTTGCATGCTCTCAAAGAAGAGAAAGTTGTGATAGTTTCTTCTGACAAAGATTACTATCAGTTAATAGACGGGAGTCGAATACTCCAGTGGTCACCCGGACAAAAAGATTACGTGACTCCAGAAAAAATTTTAAAAAAGTTTTTTATCCCAGTCCATAATTTTTGTGTAGCTAGATGCTTTTGTGGAGATAGCTCTGATGGACTAGCAGGAGTAAAAGGTGCCGGTTTTCGTACGCTAGCTAAACGTTTTCCCGAACTTGTTGGAGAAAAATTTGTGAGCGTCGAAGAGATAGTTAATCTTAGTTCCGCAAAGTCAAAGGAAAGCTCAGTGAAGCTATTTCACAGCATTGTTGAACAGGCGCCTGTCGTCAAAAGAAATTGGAAACTGATGTACCTGGATATTTCAAATCTTTCTGCCACACATATTAAAGAAATTAATGAAAGTTTTGATACTTCAAGCAAAAATCCAAATAAGATAAAGTTTATGAGAATCTTAATTCAACAGGGAATTCAGAATTTTGATGCTAATAAATTTTTCATGACGACAAATTCAATTAAATAAACAATCCAACAGGGGAATATGGGTAAATGAGCGAAATATCACTTGACCTGAGCCAGAACGAAGAAACATCACCGGCTCATTTTTCACGCTATGGAAAGCACTTCCAAGAAAAGATTTTTCAGGCACTTCTAACTGACCATAGGTGGTCTTCACAGATGATAGAAGTGATGGCCCCAACGTTTTTTGAATTAAGATAATTGTCTTATTTAACTTCAAAATATTTTGCTTATTTTACTAAATATCGCTCATTTCCCACTCCGCAGCTTTTAATTTCTATAGTAAGAGAAAATCTTGCTGATGATACCGATCTAATTCTTAAAGAGCAAGTTGTAGAATTTTTGCACAGATTGCGCTCTAACCCAGATATGGGAGATCAACAATATGTTAAAGATAAGTCGCTTGATTTTTGTAAAAGACAAGCTTTTAAAGAAGCTCTAGAGAAGTCTGTAGAGCTAATAGCTACGGACAAATTTGAGTCGGTAGTTGGATTAATGAAGGAGGCTGTTTCTGTTGGAATGGCAAATTCGACCGGCCATGATTTCTTTGAGGACATGGAGGCTAGATTTGTTAAGTCTAATAGAGCTGTGTGCCCTACTGGATTGAAAAGATTAGATTCTCATGACATTCTAAGAGGCGGATTAGGAAAGGGCGAGATTGGAGTAGTTACTGCCAATACTGGAGTTGGAAAATCTCATTGGTTAACTTGCGTTGGCGCTAATGCTATGCGGCACGGTAAGAATGTAATACACTATACTTTTGAGCTTTCTGAAGAAGCTGTTGGTTTGAGGTATGACTCTAATCTTTGCAATATACCAAGCAATGAAGTTTGTGATAGAAAAGATGAAGTTACCTCTTCTTATGAAGATTGCGAACTTGGGAGATTAATAATCAAAGAATATCCCACTGGAACCGCTAGTGTGATCACTATTAGAAACCATTTAGACAAATTACTTTTGAAAAACTTTAAACCGAGTGTAATCATTGTTGATTATGCAGATATTATGCGATCAACAAGGTCTTATGATTCATTAAGACACGAGCTTAAACTAGTTTATGAAGAGTTGAGGAATCTAGCTATGGAATTAAATGTCCCTGTTTGGACCGCCAGCCAAGCTAATAGAGATTCTGCAAATTCAGATATTGTTGGTTTAGAGAATATGTCTGAAGCTTATGGAAAAGCTATGGTGGCTGACGTAGTAATATCGCTTTCCCGCAAACCTGCAGAAAAAGCAACCGGGGCTGGTAGACTTTACATTGCTAAAAATAGAGCTGGAAGAGATGGTTTAGTTTTTCCAATAAACATCGACACCGCTAGATCTACGATTGAAATATTAGATGAAAATCATCTAACTTTGAACGAAGCCGTTTCTCAAGATGAAGGCGATCTTAAGAAAATACTGAAGAAAAAATGGAACGAAGTACGGAGCATTTAATCATGAGGGAGAGGGAATCCTTTGAGTATGAAGAAGTTATTAAGAAAACGCAAGAGTATTTTGGTGGAGACGAATTGGCAGCTTCTGCCGTTGCTAACAAATATCTTTTAAAAAATTCAGATGGAAATTTTGTTGAGCAAACGCCAGACGATATGCACCGGAGGCTTTCTAAAGAATTTGCTAGAATCGAACTGAAGTTTGGTGGAAACCGTGCTCTATCAGAAGAGCAGATTTATAATTCTTTGAAGAATTTTAGCAAAATCATACCACAAGGGTCGCCCATGTATGGAATAGGTAATCCCTATGCCCTAGCAAGTCTTTCTAATTGTGTGGTGGTAGATTCTCCAAGTGATGATGTAAGTTCAATCATGAATAGAGGGAAAGATTTAGCTAACTTGTTTAAAAGACGCTGCGGCGTCGGGATAGATGTTTCCTCTCTAAGACCTCAGGGAGCTTCAGTTTCAAATAGCGCTGGTACTACTACTGGAGCCTGGTCATTTGCAGATTTTTATTCTTATGTTTGCAGGATGATAGGACAGAATGGCCGCCGCGGAGCTTTGATGATTACTATGGATGTTCGCCATCCAGATATTGAGCATTTCGTTACGATGAAACATGATCTCACCAAAGTTACTGGAGCCAATGTTTCAGTAAAAATAAACGATGATTTTATGTTAGCAGTGGAAAATAATACTTCATTTACGTTGAAATATCCTTTAAATTCTGATAGTCCATCTCATCAAAAAGAAATAAATGCACGAGATTTGTGGAATACTATAATTGAAAGTGCCACTAATACTGCTGAGCCTGGCTTAATGATGTGGGATAATATCTTAAAAGAGCTTCCTGCACAGTGCTATTCAGAAGACGGCTTTAATACAATTACTACAAATCCATGCGGAGAAATACCGCTAAGCCCTTATGATTCTTGCAGGTTAATTTCTATTAATTTAACTTCTTTTGTGAAGAATCCTTATACTACAGATGCATATTTTGACTTTAAAGATTTTAAAACTACCGTGCAGCAAGCTATGAGACTAAGCGATGACTTAGTAGAGTTAGAGACAGAAAAACTTCAAGCTATAGTTAATAAAGTCGACACTGCAGACGAAAGAGATTTGTGGTCTAAATTACTCAGTGCGTGTACCAAAGGCCGGCGAACAGGCTTGGGGACTCTTGGTTTAGCTGATACGCTAGCTATGCTCACGTTGACATATGCAACTAAAGAATCAGTTGAGATGACTGATAAAATTTATGAAGCTTT